AAGACTTCCTAGAGTCTGATGCGACGGATCTGATGTTTATTGATGCCGACATCAACTTCCAACCGGAAGACATTATCCGTCTACTGGCTTGGCTGTCAGAACCAAATGTTGATATTGCTGCTGGTATTCCGTGTGCCCGTAAGGTTGAGAAGACCTACATAGTTACGCTAGATGAAGATGGAAACGGCGTCACTATGAACGCTATGGGTCTGGTTAGAGCCAAGCGTGTAGCCACTGCTTTTATGATGGTTAAGCGGGAAGTTATCGAGAATCTGGTCAAAGACAACCCCCAGTGGAGTTATTGGGATGACAAGACCGAGCGCACTCTATCAGCGATATTTGACTTTGCAGTTAAGGACAACTCCTACGTTGGCGAAGACTATCTATTCTGTGACCGTGCCCGTGCGGCTGGCTATCAGGTCTGGGTAGATCCCACCATTAAGTTGGGCCACATGGGAACGATCGAGTACGAGGGTGACTTCGGAAACGAAGCCTTCTACCCGCGGCTCGTTAAAGACGAGAAGATTGCAAATGGCTAAGACTCCTGCGTGGCAACGCAAAGAAGGTAAGAACCCAAAAGGTGGGCTAAACGCTAAGGGGAGGGCATCGTACAACGCTGCCAATCCCGGCAAGCCCGGCTTGAAGGCTCCGCAACCCGAAGGCGGTTCCCGTAAGAAGTCATTCTGTGCCCGTATGACAGGCATGAAAAAGAAACTAACTAGCGCTAAAACCGCTAAAGATCCCAACAGCCGTATCAATAAAAGCCTACGGGCGTGGAAGTGCTGAAATGGAAATGATGCTTTGGAACACGTTGCTAACGGCGTTGATGGGTGTTATAGCCTATATAGGGCATGAGAAGATATCTGAACTACAGCGACTTAGCATTTTGATTAACCGAACCAGAGAAGAGGTGGCCCGTGATAACGTCACTCAAGCAGAAATGGACAAGTTTGTTGAGCACATTGACCAGCGCTTTAACAAACTTGAAGCAAAAATTGATCTCCTTATGCAAAAGGGGTAAGTGATGGCTGAAGAATCCACACGCACAAAGATGATTCGTGAAACCAAGGTTGACGATGATATGCCTATGGTTAAAAAAGCCGTCCGTGCTGTAACCCTCGGTGCAAGCAAGTTAGCCGACAAAATGGGTTTTACTCAGGAAAAAGAGTACTCGGACAAATCCAAAGAAGAGATTGTAAAAAAACGTGCAGGTGGCTCAGTTGGTTCTGCCTCCAAGCGTGCCGACGGATGTGCCCAAAAGGGCAAAACAAAAGGAAGGATAATTTAATCATGCGAAAAGGATTACGTAACGCAGCCCTTCTTGGTGGCGCCGCCTTGTTAGCATCAAAAATGATGGGTGGCAATAAAGACAGCAAAAAGCGCAAAGACGAGCAAGATAAAGACGCGGACATGGATGTAACTTCTCGTCCAGACATGGGTACAACTGGTGATGCCTCTGCTGGTCTGGCTAGGGATCGTATGTCAGATTTTCGTACAGCCGCTCAAGAAGCCGCTGATGATGCCAAGATTAGGGCTGCCACCAATAACTTTGGTCGTGGTACAGCCGGTCGTTCCTCAGCGTCTCAGGCCGCTGATGCAATAGCCGCCGCTAAAACTGCCGGTGAATTAAATAGAGAACGTGCCGCATACTTAAGCCGTGGCGTTGGTGCCAATCAGGACGCTGATGCATCGGCTGCCGCTAAAACCGCTGCTGATTTTCGACGCGATCGTGATGCCTACTTAAACAAATTTTCCAACCGTCAAGCCGCCGCAGCCGCAAAGGTTAACGCCGCTCGACGCGAGCAAATGGGGCTTAAAAAAGGTGGAACAGTCAAATCATCTAAAGGCGCAACATCTGCTTCTAAACGTGCTGATGGCATCGCTACTCGTGGCAAAACCCGTGGAAGGATGGTGTAACGTGAGTCCAAGCGTTGTGACAACTTTGGTAGGTAAGGCTATTGAGACTCTTATCAAACCAAAAGAAGAGAAAAGGGAAACGAAAAAAGAAGAGCCTAAGTCTGAGCCAGAAAAGAAACGCTCTGGTGGGGTGGTAGGTTCTGCCTCCAAACGTGCCGATGGTTGTGCTACCAAGGGCAAGACCCGTGGGAAAATGGTATGAAAAAGAAAGTTAAAAAATACGCTGGTGGTGGATTATCCGGAATTGCTTCAGAGGCAACCTCCCTTATGGGTGCAGCCGACACTGCGGCTAACGCTATTAACTCAATTAAAGGTGGGTCTGGTGGTCAAGGTCCAATTGGAGGCCCCGGTGCGTTGGGGTTTTTAAACAGTAGTTCTCAGTTTGAACCGGCGGTAATGAAACCAAATTATTTTGGCGGACCCAGACCTAATCCCCCGCCGTTAGCCAACCCAGCAATGGCCTTTGGAAACGCATCAAAAATAGGTATGAAAAAGGGTGGAACGGTTAAGTCTTCGGCATCCAAACGTGCTGACGGTATAGCGATCCGGGGTAAGACTCGTGCCTAGCGTATCAGCCAAGCAGGAAAGGTTTATGCAAGCGGTGGCTAATAACCCCAAGTTTGCAAAAAAGGTAGGCGTACCAACATCCGTAGGTAAAGAGTTCACTAAAAAGGAAGGTGGAGTTATGAAAGAGTCAAAGGCAATGATGAAAAAGGAAGTGTCCTTTATGAAGAAAAAGGGCGCCCCAAAGTCCATGATTAAGCATGAGATGAAAGAAGCCGGGATGGAAGCCGGTGGGGTTACCAAAAAGATGCCAACCGCAAAGCAAATGGGTTCGCTTGGCATGAAGGCTGGCGGTATTAAAAAAATGGCTGGTGGCGGTATGCCGATGGTTATGAAAGACGGGAAAAAGATTCCTGCTTTTGCGGCCGACGGACAAGGCAAGATGAAGCATGGCGGTTCGGTTAAAAAGATGGCTGGCGGTGGTTTAGCAGGCGGTCACAAGTCTGCTGATGGCATTGCCAAAAAAGGTAAGACCGCTACCAAAATGGTTAAAATGGCTAAAGGCGGACGGTACTGCTAAATGAGGCCGAGCCGGGGAATGGGGATTATCAATCCCTCTAAGATGCCTAATGCCAAGACGATCACCCGTAAGGATGATCCGAATAAGGTCAAAATGTACGCCGAAGGTGGTGAGTCTAAGGTGAACGAGGCTGGTAATTACACCAAACCCGGTATGCGTAAGAGCCTGTTTGAGCGTATTAAGGCTGGCGGTAAGGGCGGTGCTCCGGGTCAGTGGAGTGCCCGTAAGGCTCAGATGTTGGCTATGCAGTATAAGAAGGCTGGTGGGGGCTACCGTGATTGAGTTTGTTCAAAAACAAATTGAAATCTCTGAGCGTTTATTTGATCTTATGTTAAAAGATCATAAAGAGCGCATGCATGGTATCGCTGTTTGGGCTGAGATGAACGCCGGATTAATGCACAAGTTAGATCAGCGGGACGCAGAAATAACCAGACTTCGCAATTGTGTACAGGTATTAGAAGAGCAACTTCAAAAAAGTAATTTTGGAGAGAAAAATGAAAGCACCTCAAAAAAGTCTGAAAGCGTGGACAGATCAGAAGTGGAGAACTAAGAGTGGCAAACCATCTACGCAAGGACCGAAGGCTACAGGGGAAAGATACCTCCCGGCCAGCGCCATCAAAGCGCTCTCCCCGCAAGAGTACGCCGCAACCACCCGTGCCAAAAGAGCCGGAAAAGCAGCCGGAAAGCAGTTCGTCGCCCAGCCTAAAGGGGTGGCTAAAAAAGTTGCTCCGCATAGGAAAGTAAATTAATGGCTACCACAGGTACCACCGCTTTTAACTTAGACCTCAATAACCTCGTAGAAGAGGCTTTTGAGCGTTGCGGTCAGGAGTTACGCACTGGTTACGACATGCGGACAGCCCGTCGTAGCCTAAACTTATTGACAATTGAGTGGGCTAACCGAGGTATTAATCTGTGGACTATTGAGCAGGGGTCTATTCCAATCAATCAGGCTCAGATTACCTACGCCTTACCTACCGATACCATTGACTTGATGGATATGGTGATCCGTACCCAGCAGGGGATTGATCAGACGGACATTAATATCAACCGGATTTCGTCTTCTACCTACGCTACGATCCCTAACAAGAACGCCCAAGGACGCCCAATTCAGGTCTGGATTGACCGGCAAAGCGGGTATGACAATGTCACGACCAAGACCTTGCAGACCACGATTACGTCGTCCTCTGACACTGTTACTCTTAGTTCTGTGGCTGGGTTGAATTATGTTGGGTTTATCAAACTTGACAACGAGACTATCGGTTATAACGAGATATCAGGGAATACCCTACAAAACTGTGTCCGTGGGGTGGATGGTTCAACCGCTGCAGCACACACCGCAGGCGCCATTGTGACGGTTCGTAATCTGCCGAATATCAATGTATGGCCTTCCCCAGATCAGTCTAACTATTACTCGTTCGTTTACTGGCGTTTGCGCCGGATTCAAGACGCTGGCAATGGTATTAATACCGAAGACATCCCTTTCCGTATGCTGCCCTGTATGGCGGCTGGATTGGCCTATTACCTGTCTTTAAAGATACCGGGGGCTGAGACTAGGATTGATATGCTGAAGGCGTCTTATGAAGAACAGTGGTTACTTGGCTCAAGCGAAGACCGGGAAAAGGCTTCCTTGCGGCTGTCTCCACGGCAGTATTTTTATTAAGGAATAGGAGATGTCTGGTCCTAAGTTTGCTTCTGGCAAATGGGCAATTTCGGAGTGCGACAGGTGTGGATTTCGATACAAACTGAAGCAGTTGAAGAAAATCGTCATCAAGACGAAAAATATCAACCTCCTCGTTTGCCCTACCTGTTGGGAGCCGGATCAGCCACAGTTGCAGTTGGGGATGTATCCGGTTTATGACCCGCAAGCCTTACAGAACCCACGCCGAGACAATTCTTATATCGAGGCTGGACTGACGGGTATACAGGTTGAAACATTAAACCTCCCCAATGAAGATGTAGATGCTTTTGGAACGCCGTCTGGTGGTAGTAGACAGATTCAATGGGGATGGAATCCCGTTGGCTTGAACGACCCCTTGCAGTTATCTGGGTTACTGAATAACCTAGTGGCTAACGGGGAAACAGGAACCGTAACAGTAACAATTACTTAGGAGTAGAACATGGATATGAAAGCAGCATTAAAGGCACACATGAAAAAGAAAGGTGCTAAGGCTCACCCGGATGCAAATGTGAAGAAGTTTGCTAAAGGAGGTAAAACTAATGCACAGATGATGGCAATGGGCCGAAATTTGGCAAAAGTTGCCAACCAGAAAAAACCTATGTCAATGGTTCGTAAAACGGGGATCTAATATGGATACGCCAGTCAAGCAAGTACCAATTGTGCCCAATAACAATGGGTACCCAAACAACGTGCCTAACACGCAAACCCAACGGACTCGTGGTACTAAGAACACGACCCGTGGCAATAGTCATTCCAAGAAGATGGGCTAAATGAACTACGCAACGCTGTTCCAAACCATTCAGGCGTACTGTGAAAATAATTTCCCAGATACGTTGGTTAACACGACCACTGCCGGAGTAACCACTAGCTTTCTGACTAAAACTCAGATTGATACGTTTATCCAAGAGGCCGAACAGCGTGTATTTAACTCAGTTCAAATTCCTGACCTTCGTAAGAACGTAACCGGTAACGCCACAAGCGGCAATAAGTACTTGAGTGTCCCGTCAGACTGGCTGGCAAACTTTTCCTTGTCTGTTATTGACGCCACCGGGGTTCAGCACTTTTTGCTAAATAAAGATGTTGAGTACATTCGTGAGGCATTCCCAAGCCCTTCAGAAACCGGGATGCCAACTCACTATGCAATTTTTGACCAGAACTCATACATCCTTGGACCAACGCCAGATTCCAGTTACAGCATGGAACTCCACTATTTTTACTACCCGCAGTCTATTGTTGTTGCTGGTACATCTTGGCTTGGGGATAAGTTTGATTCTGTATTGTTGTATGGCTCTCTTTTGGAGGCATATACGTTCATGAAGGGCGAGCAGGATGTCAATACTAATTACGTATCACGGTACAATGAGGCTCTTGCCATGTTGAAACAGTTGGGCGAAGGCAAGAACCGTCAAGATATGTACAGAACTGAACAAGCGAGGTATCCGGTCAAATGAGCAGCATGAGCGAAGTAGCCTTCCTTTTGGGGGGAAATCAACTCAAAGT